GTAAATTTATTACATATTTGTGACTTTGTGGAAAGCTGCTTGTCTATAAACAGGGAATCCAACACGCATTGTAGCTCTGATCACCATGATGTTCTTTGTAAAGTTTTCACCATGAGAATCGCTAACTGCGACATCAATACCTTGTCTCATTACGACATGAGCTGCTTCACCACCACCGAATTTACCAACTAGGATAGTTCCTTCAGAGATTGCAGTTGTTGGAACAACATTTAATCCCCAAAGTTGGTTAGCAACGCCACCACCATATCCACCGGCTTGGGTGAATACAGGTGATTTAGCAGCATAACCTGCTGATGAAGTACCTGCGAAGTCTTCATCTAGTTGTAATACGATTTGTGACCAATCGTTTGGATGGATTACGATAGCATCTGGCTCTGTGAAAGCATTCACTCTAATGTCGGTGATTGCTCCATAGATAGCTCCGATTCTTCCCAAACCACCTGAGTAAGATCCATAAGCAGTTGAGCCAACGGATGACTTTCCTGCATCTAATAGACCTTCGAGGTTTGGAGAAGTACCATCTCCTGCGATTAGCTGACTATCTAGTCTTAATCTCATCATTGTTTGAAGTCTTGAATTCAAGTATCCTTCTAGACCTGAAACATCTTGCATTAACTCATCTGTAACAGGTATGTTAACGCCAAGTTTTGAGATTGTAGCAGTTCTTTCGGTGAAAGCTAATGCTGCTTCGCCTACTGCTGCAGCTTCTGCTGCTTCAGCTGCATTGTTTGTGAAAGTAGTTTCTTCCAAGTAAACGAATGCATTTTGATCTGTTGTGATTTGATCAAAAAGGTTGATTACTGCATTAGGATCACGAAGAGCTGTTTCCAATATACCAGGTTGTCTTAAAGACTCTGGTGGATAACCGGTTGTGGTTAAATTGGTTTTTGTTTGAATTGTGCTTTGTAAGTTCTTAGCACCATTCTCAACATAGCCTTTATAAGCTGCTGACTTCATGAACTCTGATCCAAATGAAGATTCTTTTCCTTCTTCTGATGGATTAGGAATGCTTGCAACTGCTTCGCCTGAAACATCTAATTTAGATTTTGCTTCAGCTACTTTAAGATCATCTCTTAAAGAGGCGAGTTCCTCATTTCTTTCAATGACTGCATTCTTTTGTTCAGGAGTAGAAGCACCCTCTTGTCCTTCGATTTCCTCGAATAGACCTTTGAGAGCTTCGCTTTTTTCGGCAATGTTTTTACGAATTTCTTTTACATCGCTCATTGATTTATCTCCTCAATAATCTCGTTATCTTCTATTTCTATGTCGGTTAATATTGTTTCAGTTGCAATCCTTTGACTCTCTAACCATAGATCATCAAGTTCATTATCAACTTCAACTTCTGTAACTTCTTCTACTTCATCTACCGGATCTTCAACTTCTCTTTCATCTCCTGTATCAACTTCTGGCTCTTCAGCAGGATCTGGAGTTTCAGCTTGCGCCTCAACAACTTCCTCTGCTACTTCCTCAGTAGCTAATTCCGGATCTGAAACTTCAGTCTCAACATCAACAGTATCTTCTGCAGTTTCAACTACTTCATTTTCCATTTCTAACGCTCCTTCAGTTCCAAATTCTTCTACGAATTTGTCTATTTCATCGAAAGCATCCTGGACACTTTCTTGAACTGTTCTGAGAGCTTCGGTTGCAGAAACCCCCAACTTCCTTCCATTCTTCTTCCTGAGTTCTCCTATAGAAGAAACTCTGGCAACGAGGTTATTCAATGCTGCAAGCACATCTTTTACCTCATCAGAAAAGCGTTTACCTTGCACGCTGGCACCCTTCTCTGAAACCTCACTGTCCCCATCAACAAGCATAATAATTTGATTGTTGATTTCTTTTAATGCCTCAATTGATTCATCATCAGTTGGAACAGAATTTAAAATCTCTTTCATACCTTCAGCAATATTTTGTAAGTAAACCATAGCTGATGTGCTTTTTTTCATTCTTGATTCATAATCTTCATGAGTAGCACATGGCATGTACATGGCTTGTCCATCACTGTCATGCATATGTGATCCGACACAACCTAATTCTTTAGCACGCTCTTCTGCTTCTTGAGCAGTAGGAAACATATCTCCTTTAGGAGCTGCTTTTTCTTCTTCTTCCTTTGGCTCTTCCTTCGGCTCTTCTTTTGGCTCTTCAGGTTTAATTGAATCACTAGTAAGAACATCTTTGACTTCTTCATCAGAAACAGACATTTCTTGTACAAACTTTTGTTCTGTTGCTTTATCACTTTTTATTGCCATGGTAAAAGTATCTTGGTTAGCACCAACGAGTACAGGACTGACCTCGTAAACTGAAAGGTCTTTAAGATATCTAACATCTTCACCTTCATCATTTGCATCTTTTTGAAACTTGCCATATTCACTATCATTAACCCTAAAACCAAAAGACCATTGTTGCAAATCGCCCATGTTCTTTACAAGGTTGTATGCTTCTTTACCTGATTCGGTATCCATGAAGAATGATCCTTCGAATGTAGCTTGATCATTATCTTGTGAAATTGTTCCTTTACCAATTGGCATATCCCACTTATGAGACCATACCATAGGAACATCTCCTGATTTAAAACCTGATTTGACAGCACCTGGGATTACAACATCTCCATCACTATCGACATTGTTGAAAACTGAAAATACTGCTTTGACCTCTCCCTTGCTATCTGTGTGTTCTTTAACTTCGAAATTTATTTCTTTAATTTCTTTTTCTTCTGACATTGTTTGCCACTACTCCTGTACTGTTATTTATTACCATGCGCACTAAATTACTGACATTCGCCAATATACAGTAATAGTAACTGAGTTTTTAAAAAGTTTGTGTATTTTAGATTGCCAATGTCAAAAAACATTTCTTTGCACATCTGTGGTATAATTTGGTATGGACAATGAGGTTGTGTATATTTCAACTTTGCATAACGGATCTGGGAGTTTCTCGTTGGCGATAAACTCTGACAACACAGGTTTGTTAGAAATATTCGGCAAAACATTGACCTTAAAACTAGTTGGTAATAAACTAGAAGTATCAGACAAGTTACCTGCGAAGGACTTTAAGTACGGAGCAGAAGATAGGGACTATTTACTAAAATGGTTATACAACGAAATGATGGAGAACAAGAGGTAAATGAATTTCAAATATTCATGGATCAAATTGCAAAATCTCCTAAGTATCAAAGAAACGCCATAATTAATGATTGGTTAGCATTCTTATCAGAAGATGATCAAATAAGATTAATTAACAAATTAAAAAAGCGTGGCGTTGAATATATTCCGAGTGAAAATCCAATTTTTAGAAATTAACTTCTAAAATCTTTTATTTTTCTTAGCTTGGATATTGGTTGGGTTACTGACCTATCAGTCTTCTTATGGGATCCATCTTCCATAATTGCCCATACAACCATAGTTGCATTTTCTTCACTTACTGAAGTTACTATTCCATGCACTGTTGATGGGGGATCTGGATCTTTATTTATTGTCCATGAGACAGCATCACCAACTTTTACAGACTTAGCTTTTTCAGATCTAGCAGAATCCATTTCTACTTCTGCTAAAGCCTCAGCCTCTTCAGTTGATACATTGATTTCTTCAATTATCAATGATGCGTTCTTTTTAGAACTTAATGGGTGATTGCTTGGTAATAAATCTGTGTCATAAGGTTTTCTCTTAAACTTACCTGTTCTCAAAGCTCTTAATAGCCCATTCACTCTGGCCATTGCCCACTGCTGAGGACCTGCAACATTACCTCTCACAGATCCAGGATTGTTTTGATAAGCTGCTAAACCTCTATTGTAAGATGCAGTAAGCATTCTTAGAGTTGCTCTATACTTAGGATCTTTTGCGTTATGATCTGTAACTTTTTTTCTAAGACTTGCTTTTACTTTTTCACTTAAAGCTTTTTCTTCTATTTCTAGTAACAAAGCCTCTTGCATTTTTCTTCTTTCACGAATTACTTTTTTATATTCATTTACAACTTTTTTCATAGCAGGTACGCCTGCAGAAGTTACGCCACCCCATTTCATGACAGCTATAGTTCCATTTAATCTTGTATTCTTTTTATGTCTGTTCATAAATCGTTCTCTTCTTTTTACCCAATTTAAAACAGACTCGGATCTATCTCCTGCTCTATATTTAGTCCACCTGTTAAAAGCATCATTACCTGTAAATGAAGTAGGAGGATTACCACCGGTACCTGCTCTTCTCCAAATTTCAGGCCAATCTTCTTTTAATCCTTTTACATAGTTGTAATCAGGAAACTGTTTATGTTGTGAGTTTGATATTGAAATTGTTTGATCATCTCCAGATCTGGGGAAGTTTGTAATCTTAGGAGCTTTTTCATCTTTTTTCATTCTTGCTAATGCTCTCTTAGCTGCCTCTTCTGTTTTATAACATTCGATAACTTCATTATCTTCATGTCCTAAAATACACCAAGCACCATTAGGCATCTCTGCCACATACTTCTCTTCGTTTAGTTCAGTAGGTGTTGGTTTAAGAATTTCAGATCTAATTGCTTGAAGGTCTGCTGAAACAGTAGTCATAACTTTTCTGTCAAGTTCCTTCATAGCCTCTTTAAGATCTTCTATATCTTTATTTGGCTCTTCTTCAGTTTGTGGTGCGCTACCATCGACTGATCGTTCTACCATGTTCATAGGTCTTAAATATAAATCATGAGTTTCATCTGTATTCAATCCTGCTTGTTTTCTAGCCTCAGCAATTGTTATCCAACCACCTTGCACAGCAGTATTCATTCTTTTATAGATATCATCTTTATCTTGAGACAAGGCTCTGACATCATCTAAGTTATACTTGACATACAAGTCATCATTTTCAAAATCTTTTCTTAGTAATTGATGTGTTAATTCTGATGCAACTGATTTCCATAAAGGTACAAGTTTTTGTTCTGTAAAAAATTCTCTTAACTCTCTTGTGTTGTTGTAAGTAGCTGCATCAAGACCTGCACCTAGACCGGCCAAAATTGCAGGTACACCAAGAACTGCAGATACTCTCTCTTCAGGAAGTTTTCTTAATTCTGTAAGATTCATTTGATCTGGGGAGAAGGATACAACCTCAACATTCATTGAGCCACTCAAAATCATTGGTGCGCCTCTATTCTTGCCACCAAACTTCTGTTTGTACATAGCAGAGATAGCCTCTGCCTCTTCTTTCGAAGGTCCACCCATAGAATCATCTTTTGGAGAGAGGATGACACCTGGTACAGCCATGTTATGTAAGAGTGCTGCTGCGTACTGTCCTGCTGCCTCATCTCCTAAGATTTCTCTTAATACAGATTTTAGAGGAGCAAAACCTCGCCTATGGTTATTTGGATCTATTCCATTTCGGATATGCACTATATCGTTGGTTGGAACGACTATACTGTTACCCCCAAGACCACCATGAGGTGCATATTTAAAATGTGTTATCAAAGTATCTTCATCACCCTTTGGCTCAACTAAGTTTGGCATCAAAGGAATAAGCTGAACAACATTTCCATCTGAGTTTCTGTTCTTATAAAGATAAGCATCTCCATAAGCAGACAAAGCTACAACCATATAGTGAGCTAGTAAGTTTCCTGATGTAAATGGATTTGGTCGTTCTAATAATTTTGTAAGAGGATGTTTTCTAACTACTTCTTGATCGCCATCTTCTGTGTCTGTAAAAACTAAAGGTCTTGGCTCTGCAAATGATGTTGCCAAAACATTTAAACATGCTACAACTGCTGAGTTGTTAGATCCATCACCAATGTCATCGAGCATTGTGGTTGGAAAATATCCTGATTCAGTGTTGTATCCATACACTGCACGATCCAAACTTGTCTGTTGATTGTACCTTTGATTTTTTTGTAATTGTCTTTGTGTAGGTGCATTTA